TCACCACGGGCGCCGGGACTTCTGGGGCGACGGACACAGCCGCATGAGCGATATCATCACGAGCTGGAATGCAGAGACCGGCACCGGCGATTGGGTGTTCGATCCTGACAGCCCTTCGATCTGGGTGGATGATCAAGGCCGTCCTATCACCGACCAGAATGGCGGATTGATCAATGCCGTTCTCGCGCTTGGCATACCTACTTCCAGTGAACTTGCGACGGCCGTGCTCATCAGTCTGTTTTCTGACGGGCTCGCGAGCGAAGATGACGATCTGCCGGATAATACCGACGATCGGCGCGGCTGGTGGGGGGGGGCGATAGGTTCAAAGCTGTGGCTCCGGCAGCGGGCCAGGAAAACGGACAATCTGCTGAAAACCGTTCAGGATGATGTCGCACAGGCACTCGCATGGATGGTTGAAGATGGCGTTGCCGGAAAGATCGTTACGGCTGCCGAATTCCAGGCCCCTAACGTGCTCGCGCTCTCTGTTGTGATCCAGCGCGCTGGGCGCGCTGACCTAACTCTTCGCTTCGCCAATTTGTGGGATGCCGCCTGATGCCCTACGAGCGTCCATCACTGACCGGTCTGCGCTCACAAGCCGCTGCGGATATCGCGGCTGGCCTGCCCGGCGTGAATGCCCTTCTCAGATACAGCAACCTCGGCGTTCTCGGCGACGTGAATGCCGCGCTCGCCAACGGGCTCTATGGCTACCTGGACTGGATTGCAAAGCAGTCCGTGCCTTTCACGGCGACGGATGAGTACCTCGAAGGCTGGGCGGCCCTCAAAAGCGTAACCCGGACGGCAGCGGGGTATGCGTCAGGCCAGGTGATTTACAACGGCACCACCGGCAGAACCATTGCCGCTGGCACCTCATTGTCCCGTACCGATGGTGCGACATTCACCGTGCAAGACGATGTCGTTCTCGTAGGCGGTCTTGCCACGGTGACGGTAAGGGCAGACGCGCCTGGCACTGATGGAAACACCCCGGTCGGTACGACGCTTTCAATCACGTCGGCGATTTCTGGCGTAAACTTTCAGGGAACCGTATCTGTAGCTATCGAGGGCGGGACAGCCGTCCAGAATGACGATGATCTTCGGACCCGCATGATCGCCGCCTATTCGAGCCCGGCCTCCGGCGGATCGGCCTCGGATTATGTCAACTGGGCATTGGCGATTAACGGCGTCACGCGTGCCTGGCCGTTCCCCAACATCCATGGCTCTGGCACTGTCGGGGTGCTATTCATGATGGACGATCTGCGATCGAGCTATGGCGGCTTCCCGCAAGGCACGAACGGAACGGCAGCATTGGAAACGCGCGCGGCTCATGCCACTGGCGATCAACTCATGGTTGCCAACGCGCTTTATTCCGATCAGCCGGTGACTGCCCTGGTCCATGCGATGGCGCCTACCCCGAATACGATCGGCCTGACGATTGCAGGCCTTGGCTCAAGCCCTTCTACTTCACTCCGGACAGCTATAGCCAAGGCCATTTCCGAAGCGCTGCAACAAGCAGCTGCGCCCGGCGGCGTTACTGCCCTTGATGATATCAACAGCGCGATCCGTTCGGTTTCCGGAACTTCGGGCTTTGTCGTCACGGCCGTGACAGCATCAGCCGGAACGGTCTCCCCAACGCCTGCTGGCAACATCACCTCATCAGCTGGCGCCCTGCCAGTCCTTGGCACGATCAGCTACATCTGATGTCCTATTGCGCTGACGATTATGCCGCGGCGATCCGCGCATTGCTCCCGCGCGGCCGCGTGTGGCAGGCAGATCCAGGATCAGGTCAGGGAAATCTGGTTGAGGCCTTGGCAAAAGGCTGGGCCCGGCTGGACGCGGCAGCCTGGACGTTGCTCGAACAATCCCTTCCCGGCCGTAACCTGGATCTTGTGCCGGAATGGGAAGCATCCCTTGGCCTGCCAGACCCGTGCGCTGGCGCCGATGCATCATTGCAGCAGCGAGCAGCCCAAGTGCTTTCGCGATTTGTTGCCGGAGGGGGACAGAGTGCGGCATTTTTCATATCATTCGCCGCCGCATTGGGATTTGAAATCACCATCAGCATGGTCTCCCCCTTCAGGGTCGAGAACAGCGCCGTCGAAACCCCGCTGTATGAAGAGGAATGGCTTTTCGCTTGGAAGGTCCACGTCATCTCCAACACCAGCGGTTTGAGCAACGATGTCCTGCTTTGCGAACTCAACACGCTGAAGCCAGCCCATACCTGCGTCTCTATTGCATAGCGAGGTCAGATGTTCCGAATTGATAATTCGAGTTCCGTCGCGTCGCGACCGGCACCACTCGATGCTGGCACGCCTGGTTATTTCGGGAGAGGCGATGCGGTTGCGGGCACACCGCCGACGATTCTCAGCGCCGATTGGGCAAACATGGTGCAGGAAGAGATCCTTGCGCCGATTCTAGCGGCCGGCCTCACTCCGTCAAAATCCACGGTAAATCAGCTTCTCACTGCGCTTCAGCAGTTGTTTGTATCCCAGTCTGTTCCCCACATTGTCGCATCGTCTTTCGGGGCGAACTCGATGTACCTGCAATGGTCGAATGGGTTCAAGATTCAGGTGCAGGATATTACCCTTACTCCGGCATCCACCCAGACATTCAGCTATGCCAGCGCATTCAGCAATTGGTCTCGGGCATGGGTCAACGGTGACGATGGCGGAACTGACGTATCTCTTTACGTTACCGGAACTACGGTTGGGTCAGCAACAATTCGCAACTCATCCGGCAACACTGCCTCCGGAAATCTTTTCTCCATCGGATACTAAGAGGTGGATATGCCTTTTTTCTCACCGACCACAATGGGCTTCTATGACCCTGAGATGCATTCCGTAATTCCTGACGACGCAACCGAGATCACGGCAGAAACTTATGATAGCCTGATGGCCGGACAGTCCTTGGGGCAGCGGATCGTGGTCGGTGAAGATGGCGCGCCCGGCTTGGCCTCCCCTGCTGAACCGACTGACGACGAAAAGCGGGCCTCCGTCAAGGTCGAGGCACGCAAACGCTTGGCCGCAACCGATTACACGCAGACTGCCGATGTTGCTGGATTGCTCAAAAACGTGGGCGCTTTTTGCGAATACCGGTCGGCCATTCGCGCTATTTTCAGGTCTCCCCCGGCTTCCCCGAACTGGCCCACAGCGCCCGATCCCGTCTGGGCCTGAAGACCGAACATCTCTGATACACCTTCGCTCCTCTCGGGGTGCCTTTTCTGTGAGTGACGCCCATGGCTGACGCGACTGCAACCACGCTTCCCAATTATCCGGCGGCTACGACTCTTGATGGCTCCGAACTCATACCGATCTGGCAGAATAACAAGCAGTGCTCCGCAACGGCAAATCAGCTGCTTGAGCCTGGATTGGATGAGATTGGCAATTATATTGCTGAAGCTCATCTTATTGCTAATCAGATTGTAGATGGCGCTACAGCAGTTGCAGCATCGGCAGGCTTCTTGAATGCGGTCGTCTCGACCGGAGGAACGCCGCCTTATGCGGTGACCGGCATTACCGCAGGCTCTGCCGGTTCTGGTGCGACAGTGGCTGGCGAGTTCGATCTTGTCATCAGCGGTGGCCCTGCTGGGCACAAAGCGCGCGTGATTGTCTCGGGCGGGCAGATCGCGGGCTATCGGATCATCAACGGCGGCCTTTCGACCAGCGGCGCCATGCCCACATACACCTTGCCCACGATTGCTGGGCTGACCGGTGCAACAGCTCCAACTGCGACGGTTGCTGCGCTGGCGAATGGCCAAACCTTCGAAGCCCTGTCCAGCGACAACCAGCGAGCCCTGCTTTGGCAGGTGTCGGGCGGGGTGTTGGCACCTGTCAACGACACCTCTGGTTCGCAGATTTCTCGCTATTTGGGATCCTCCCTGCGATCCATTCTTGCCGAACTCGGGTCAGATCTGAGCGACATCACGAGCGCGTCGGTCGGCACGCTCCTGGGCAGCGGCAACCCGACCAACAACGACCGCATTCAGCTCTCGGTGCCCGTCGCACACACTGGCTTCACGACCAAAGTCGAATGGTCGATGTTCGGCGCTGGGACGGGCGCCATCTATGCCTTCGAGCTGCTGCCCGTTGGGCCGTACAAGGTGGTCTCTGCCCGCGCCGTAACATCGTTCGCAGGGGCAAATTCGGCAGCTCTTTCCGATGGCCCGCTCCTGAGCGCCGATGCCCGATGGGGCTATGAGCGCACTAGCGGCGGATCAGTCCTCTATCAGGCCACTGCCGGCGCGATCTCGCCTTATCTCGATGCATCCGCTGTGGCGGCTGTCGGGGATATCGCGCCAGTCGCAGGCACCTCGCCGGTTACGATCGGCATGCGGGTCACGCAGCTCTATGCGCCCGCGCCGCTGAGTGACCGCATCGCGACCGCCGAGACGCAGGTCGCATCAGCGCAGGA